GTAATAATAATATGATGATGTGAACCATTTCTTTCAGCAGCTTTAGCAACTGTAGAATAAGCAGGAATAGCAGCACCATATTGAACCCAAATATAAGGAATAAATGCAAACTCATCGTACCACTGACCCATTGTAGAAGCACCACGACCAACATTGTTTGCAGCGTCTTCATTCATACCAGGAGCACGAGTAATAATCGTATTAGTGAATTCTCCAGATGATCTATATACAATACTGTGTTGATTATCTGTATCTAAATTTGTTTTCAAGTTTAGATATGATGGTAATGATTCTCGAATATCTTTAATACGAGTAAGATTTTGAGTAACAAGAGCATCATTTTGTGCAAAGAAAGCACCTGTAAAATTCTTAGCTCCCCAATAAATAAGCCAAGAATAAAAACAAGCAACAGTATATGATTTATAACACTGACGAGGAATTACTACATAGCTATGTAAGTTATTTAATAATGACCATATAATAGCAAGTGTAGCACGAGTTAATTCAAAGTCAAGTTTAATATCAGTCATCGGAAATTTAACAATTTCACGAAAATAGTACCATGGATTTTTCTTAATTTCCAAATGAACTCTTAATTTTTGTTCAGGAGTTAAATGATCTTCATCCAGAGGGTCTATATCGTGTAATGATTCATCATATAATTGAAGAAAGAATGTATTGTTTGCAATACCCATATTCTTCAAAATATAATGCATTTTAAGAAAACTTTTATTAGTTGTATCCGAATGTATCATATATTTAAATGTGAAAAAATAAAAAAAGAAAGAAGGAATAAATCCTTCTTTCCGTAATTACTCAACAAATTTTAATTTGTTGGCTGGGTTGAAACTGGTTGCTGTTGTAAGAGTTCTGCACCTTTAACAAATGTTTCGGCAATTGACCCAAGAGATTCCATAAATGATTTAGGTTTAGAATATACCTCTAAACATTGTGATGCTAAATCATAATATTTCGTCATATCATTATGACACAATTTATCGCTAAATGCGATATATTGATTATCATAATTTAAAAGTAATTGTGTACACATTTCTTGTGTAATTTGACCTTTTGATAAAGCTTCAATATAATCACTGCGTGTAGCTTTACGATCTGCAATCAAAGATTCTAAAATACCCATAGTAGTATTTCTCCTTTATAAATATAATATTTAAGAATTCATACAAATTCTATTCATTATAATAATATATAAAGAAAAAAATAAGAGAGGATTTATAATCCTCTCTTTTTCTAATTAAATATTTTACATCTATTCAGTTGATGATGTAAATCGTTTAAGTATTGGGTGAAATATAACATATGTTAATTGTTTCATGTTACGTTTATTTTCTTCATTAATAAAATCTTCTTTATATAAATTTAGATATTTTAATAATACAAATGTTTTAACATCGTTTTCTAAGAAAATATCTATCATAAATGAAGTTTTATTAAATAATAAATCTTTATTAGATTCCATAAAACTCATAATTTTTTCACTAATTTCTGATTTTCGTTTTACCTCTAAATCAAAATCAAATACAAGTACGTTATTATATTTCTTTGATTTAAATATCGGTAAAAATTTATTTACAGAATTATTAGTAATCAATATTTTTAATTTATGATTCATAATACTTACCTCCATTAAAATAATATATAAAAAAAGAGGAAGATATATCTTCCTCTTTTTATAAATCAACCTTCAAGTAATTTTGGATCAAATAATTCATTAATCATTCGATCATAATAACCAGAATTCAATTTTTCAAAGAATTCTTTTTTATTATTTTCAAATTCTTTGATTAATGATTTAATTGTTTCGTCTACACCAATAAATTTATAGCTTGGTAGACACCAGAAAGCAAAGCTTTTATCAATTTCAATATAATAATTAAAATAATAAAAACTTTGTAATTCACGTGGAAATCCAGAAATATATTGATATTCTTCAAATGCCCAATCTCGTATACTTTTACGATATTTAAGCATTTTTTTAGATACACCAGGATCTAAATCCATTTTATATCTTTCTTTAAATATATATGAAAGATGATATCTATCAAACTGATATAAAATAGTATTTGTTTCTGGATAATACATTTTGTCTTTTAAATACCATGGACAATATGTTTCCACGAAAATCTTTCTCAATTCTTTAATCGGAAGTGATTTTATTACATTATTTTCTGATTTTTTCTCAGGATTTAATCCCATAGAAATCTTTAATTGTTTAATTTTCTTCAAGCAGATTTCTCTTTCACCATCAAATGTAGTTGACAATGCTCTAGCTTGAAGATCATTTATAATTTTTTGCCAATCCAATTATTTTAACCCCCTTAAAGTTAATCTTATAATTAAAATATATAAAATAAAAGAGACCCCTAATTATTTAGGAGTCTCAGTTTTAAATAATTAAAGATTATCCATCCAAGATAAATAAGGTTTTTCAGATTTCTTTTTACCAGAATTTTTATACTTATTTTTTTCTTTCTTAATAATATAATCTTCTTTATTTCGATCTTTAATATGTCTTCGATAAAATGGTGTTGACCATATTACAGATAAATTCATTTTATTATATAAAGTCCAATCATAGACATGATAGTCATCAAAAGTAATAGAATTGTATACAATATAATTTTTAACAAAATTTTTACCAATCTCATCATTTAAGAATCTATATAAAGATTGAATTAGTTTTTCATCCATTTTAGTTTTGCTTAATGTATATTCTGTCTTAAGTAGATCAAAAACTATATTAGCAATGATATCGGATTTTAAATCTATTAAATCACGATGTTCAACTCCATCAACATTCAACTTTTCATTAAGAAAATATAAAAATTCTTTACAAGCTACATTAGCTAATAAAGAAGAGCTATGACGAATAATTTTATTCTGTGATTTTATATATTGAATATTGTATAAATTAGCTATGTAATAAGATATTGTTGATATATGATTTAATATTTTTTCTTCTTTAACATCCGATAGATAAATATCTCTAAATATTTTTCCCAAATATTCTTTAATAGACTTCATTAAGAAATATTCATTTGGAAATAATAAAACAATAAGAACACTTTCTTTAAAATATATAGTCATTGCTAATAATACACCAAATATAATACTCCTACATACTATAATTGAATTTGGCAAATCTTTATCACTTATATATACAGTAACATATGTAAAAATTGCCCAAAATATTGTAATTAATAAGTATGTAATAAACATTAACCAGCGTTCAGCTTTTTTTATTCTTTTTGAAATTATACACCCCTCAAAGAATTTAACAAATGTTGCAATTAATGATTTTTCCATAAAAATTTTAACCTCCAAAATATAAAAAGAGACCCCTATATTTAGGGGTCTCTTAAGTTTTAAATAATTAAATTAATCTTTTGTATGATCATCAACATCATGAATTGTATAATCAGATGTATTTAATACTAGTGTTTCTTTTCCATATCTACGATCGTATGCTTTTCTTTCTAAAGGAGTCATAGTTCGTATTTTACCACTTAATGGTTTTTCAGATTCACTTCGTACTATAATTTTATCCAACAACTCATCATATTCAGTTTTAAGTGGTTTATAGATATATTTGTAACCAAGATATCCAATACCAGCTAAACCTGTTAAAGTTAATGCTACTTTCACTTTACCGAATTTTTTCTTTTTAGGTTTTTTTTCAGTAAATGATGAAGATTGATTAACTATTCTATTAGAAAATGGATCTTTAGAATCATTTTTTCTATAATCTCCATCTTTGATAATCATCATACCCGATAAGGATTTTCCATTACCTTCGAAATTTCTTATCAATCGATTAATTCGATCACATTCATTGTAAGTATCATTGAATTTTTCATACTCATTCCACAATTCCAATGTCATACTCTATGTTCAAGAAATAGTTTCTCTTTATTTACAATTTGAATAAATATTTGAGAAAGAGAATTTTTGTACATTAAGATTATCCATTGATGATTGTGATGTACTAGATCCGGTAAATGTTATAGTCTCGATAGTTCGTTTAAGAGGAACAATTTCGATCGTAAAACATTCGCGAATTTTAGCCAAGATCTTCTTCAACATATTCTTACCTCCTATATTAAGATTAAAACTGGACAATCAAGAGATTAATAATCTCCACAACCTTCCAAATAACAATATATAAATTCATTTAATATTGTTTTTAAATCCTCTCAAACTGAGAGATAAGAATAGATTTTAGAAATCAAGACTAACTAATCCACGTCTTTGTAACGCCATCGTGAAATTATGTTTTAAATCATACTTATCACGATCTGCTACATCATAAGATACAATAAATCCATCATCAACGCATTTATTTGGTTCTTTGTTTTCTGATTGTTTTAAAACATCAGAAATAAGTTTATCAATTTTGTGGAAATCATTAGAAACAACAGGTCTAACATATTCATTACAGAAATTTATGTTCTTTTTAATAGGAATATATTCATATTTCCAACTAAAACAACCTATAGAAGATCTTCTAGGAATGAATCTAGCTTCAGTTAACATATTAAGTAATGTACTATAAACGAATTCATTAAAATCACTTATAGTTCTACTGATTGAATTATAAAGTTTTTCATCATTGTTGCTACGTGGTTCAGTTTGTTCCATCATACCAGTAAGTTTAGAAGCAAGAATTACACAATTTGTTAAATCCATCCATACCTTTCTAGATATTTTACTATACATGAAGAATAAATATTCACCATTTGACATTTTTGCTGGATCATATATTTCATTTCTACATGATTTAAATTCTGTAATAATTGTTGATATAAAATCACGAATATTATAATCTGTAATAGATGAAGCCTTTCCTAACAGATCTACAATATCGTATGATTTATAGAATTCACGAGTATAAGAATAGAATGTAATACCTTTATTAAAATGCTGTTTTTCATCATAATTAGAGTAGAAATTCATTAAAACAGCATCTTCAAAGAAAACTGAGAATGTTTTCTTAAACAATGTACCTGCTTGACGAATAATAAATTCGCTTTTATTAGAAGATGAATCATAAAATATAGTTTCAAATAATTGATTAACAAATTGATCATCGAAATTATATGAATCATTTACAAATTTAAAGATTTCTTCAAACAATTCAGTATTTGCAGAAATAGATTCCTTCATCATTCCTGGATCATTATGTGACTCTGATAAATTAGAAAAATAATTTGCTTTATTTATCAAATTAGTAATATCAGGAATAATAAGCAATTTGTTATATGAAGAAATAAATTTCTGTAAAAATTTTCTCCAATTTCCTTGAATATTGTAAGATAAATCAAATATCTCCATTACAATTCGTCTAGCAATTTTTTCACTAAAACTTGGATATTCTCCTAAAACCGATCTAATATATTCTTCTCGAACATTTTCACTTTCTTCAAGTACTTCTGGTAATTCATCTGGCATTTTACAATTAGTACTTAACCATGTAATAAGTTTATGCATATCGACACAAATTTTATAACTAACTACCGGAATTGAATCATAAATTGAATTTCCTGTAGTTAATGATATCTTTTTAATATATGGTTTAACTTTAAATGCTATCGAATTAAGATACATTGTATAATAGAAACAATCAGGACGATGTGCAGTATATTCAACGCAGTTTTCTACATCAAACTTAAAATTTGAATTAATGCTTTGAAGATCGAATCGTAATTTAGCAATTTCTTCCAAATAATCATTATTATTGATTAGTGAAGGAATATCACAATTATGATTATCGTAAAGAATATTTTTGAAAAAACATCTAAACGATTCTTTATATTCTGGTTTTTCATATTCTGATATTTCTTCATATTTAGAATCATCAAGCAATTTATTTTTAAGATTTTTATTTTTTGTAAGATTATTCAATCTAGTCCTGAATGATGAGAACAAAGAGCAATCATTGATGTTTTCCATTTCATCAATAGCTTCTTTATATTTTTCAGGATTTGCGGATTTGAGTTTAATAAATTGTTGATATGTATCCCAAATAATACCAGCACCACTTTCAATACATTTGTTTACAACGTCTATAAAATCGTTGTAAGACATATGTAATTTTTTAGCATTTTCTTCAGGATTCATATAAAGAAGAGTTTGTGTTTCAGAAATATAATTTCTTCCTCTTTCATATGAATCATCTAAAACGTTTGAAAATACATTTCTTTCTGAAGGAACAACTTCAGATACATCAGATGTCTGATGCACACCAGGCATATCTGGTGTTCTAATTAGCATTTCCATTCTTTTCTCCTTTAGGATTGTTTTTATCTTTACGAATAAATTTTATTTTAAATCCAGTTTTGGCTTCTTTAACTTGTTTTTCAAATAAATTTATAGGTAAAGTTGTTTTATTTTTATCATTCATATATTATTGTGTCGAAAAAAAATAAAAGGATCTTTCACCTCATTGGGTGAAAGTACTTCTATCCTTTTATTCCGGTAGCGTGCAGGGATGTTAAAAACATCCAGGCGACCTAATCATCTAATAATTAGCTATACTCGCTGACTATTTTTGATAGTTGAAATTGTATTTTATTTGCAACTTATTATTACAACTCCAACATCCGCATATGTTTCTTGAAGTTCCAACATACCTAGTATAGGGAGTTCAGTTCAACCTGTGCACTAGGCGAACCTATGGGATATCTAGGATTTGAACCTAAAATTAAAGGATTATGAATCCTCTATTTCTCACCGATGAGCTAATATCCCATTCATCACGAATATATTATATAATTGAAAATGTTTTAAAAATATAAGTAGGTGGCTTCAGCCACCTACTTATTTAAACCTTAATCAGTTACAGATTATACACCTGTAAATTCATAGCCAACTTTAGAGTTAACCATCTGCTGATCGAAGTTATTTACTGGCATTCCTGAAGCGTCAAGTACACCTTCGAGGTTGAGCTTAATAGCTGCAGCAGCGAAGTGACCACGGAATTCACGACCACCAAGGATGATAGCTGTTCTGTTAGGCATATCAGGATCGATAGCTGTAAACATACGAATAGCATGTGGATAGTATACGAGGAATGGATATTCCATAGAGTATGTGCGGAGAGCACCATATACAGAAGATCCACGTTCCTGCCATCGTTTATCAGTGTTACCAATGATACGAACGGAACGTCCGAGGCTATCAACATAACCACACTTAGTATCAACAGCAAATCCATAATGCTCGTTAACAGCTGAACCTTCAGGCTGTTCCTGGAGATTAACAGCAGCGTTTTCGAACTTAATTTCTGGGAATTCGGTTACTACAGAATCATATCCCATAAGGATCCATTCACGTTTAACTGATGTTGGAATGTTAAGTTCTGTATCAGCTAAAGCAAGTACCTTATTAAGATAGTTCTTAAGACCAAATTTATAATCCTGTAATCCAAGACCAGGTGTAAACTGACCAATTCCGAATGAAAGATCGTTGTGAACGAATCCACCCATCTTCTTTGTCAATTCGAATGTATCGATATCTACATCATCATCAAGAACCTTTTCGATAAGGAAGTCTTCAGCTTCGAGTTCGCGGTTAGCAACTGTGTACTGAAGCATCTTATCTGTAGCATATGCAGCATAAGAAATGTTATTGTTTCCACCAATACGGAAGTTATCAGCCATGTATTCGTTGAGAGAAACTTTTGAGTAGTTTCTGTATTCACATTCACGGATGAACTGATACTTATCAACACCCATTGTTGGGATGTCTGTGATTTCATTAGCTTCGTTGGAAACTTTACCATCAAACTTGAAACCAATAAGGATTGCAAGTTCTTCTGGAGTAGGAGCCTGAACCATAAGGAGGAAGTCACCATTATCGATATTAACGCGCATGTAAATCTGGAAAACGATAGGCTCATCGAATCCTGCTACATCTTTCAAAGTATATGTAGCTTTCATATCGCGTTCATTTGTAGCGCCAACCATTACAGAATAGTGCATTTCTGTACGGCGTACTAAAGTCTGGTTACCATTAGTAAATTTAATAGCTGTAAGCTGATAGTTAGGTTCGATACCATACTTCATCTTATTGCGTCCAGATACTGTAAGGAAGTTACCTTTAACAGCAGCTGCATTTGAACCAGCACCTGTATTCAATTTGATAAACATGTCTTCGCCACACCAATCTTCAGGAGCATTATATGCACCATCTACAGTATTTGGTGTTACCCAGTCAACTTGTGGAAGCTTATTAAAGCCTGTAAGTTCACCAGCACGGAAACACTGTGGGAAATACAACTTCTGATCGCCAATCTGAGCGTAGTCAATGTTATATTCAAATTCAAGACGCATATTGTTTTTATTATCAATATGCTGGAAGATCTCTTCGGATCTAGCAGAAGCAAGCCAACCACCAATAATAAATGGTGTTGTACCTAATCCAAATCCGCCCTGTGAAGAAGCGTATACAGCAGTACCGCCACCCCAACCTTCAAGACCGAATCCGTTTTTATCTACAGAAGCAAGTGTATCACGTGTATTGTCGAGAAGACGATTGAAACGACCTGTAAGTACTTTATCTCCACCGAAAACTTCAGCAGAAAGACTCTTAGCTCTGTTAAAGAGATTATCGTCATCGACGATTTTTCCCCAACCTTCTTTACCGAAAACAGAAGCTGTTCCTACATACTTCTGCATTTCGTGCTGATACTTCTCAAGACTCTTATAATAAGACTGTGCGTGGGCTTTCTTATGAGACTCATATTCTTTAGCAATATCTTTGCGAGATATTTGAGTAAATGTATTAGCCATTTTAATTTCTCCTTAAATATTTAAAGGAATTTAATTTTTACTAATCGGATTAGATTTATTGTTTTGCAATAAATTACTATCACGTTTAGCTTTATCACTAATCATACTGCTGAGTTTTTTAACTATAGTCTCGTATTGTGTCATATACAACCTCAACTTAATTAAATTTTCCGGATTTTGTTGCATAACAAACGAATTACGTTCTTCATCTAACATAACTTTGAGTTCACGTAGCTGATTTAATTCAGACCAGTCAGCATAAGTGGTATTATACTCAGAGATAGTATGTTGGATAGAGTCAGACAGTTCATTCAACTCATCAATAAGATAGTTTTTCTGATTAATTTGTGTAAATGGATTTAGTGATGAACCTCGATTTTTTTCGATGTTATCTATACCACCAGATCCATTTGAATCGCCACTATCATTCATAGAATCATTAAAATCTCCATCATTGGATGAAGAATCATCTAATGAATCTATATTAGATTCCATGTCATCTAGTTGATCATCCATTGAATCCATATCGTCAGAATTTTGATCTTCTGCCGCAGCATCTTCAAAGGTTTCATCATCTTCAATAGACATTTCATATTTTTGACGATTTATATCATTTTGTTCTATTTTTTTGTCCTCGAAGGACTCTTGACTAGAAAAATGATCATTATTTTCATTTTTTAAAGTTGTAAAAATATTTGCATGATTTATCATAATATCCTTCTAGGGGTTTTAAAATTTGATTATATTATAATGTAATAAAATAAAAAAAGAGGATGTTGGGTGACACCCAACATCCAATAATCTAAAAGGGAATAAAAATCGGATTGAAGTTACCTAACTTTTTCACCGATAAAAGAATTTTTAAATCCGATTTTCTATTTACCTGTTAAATTTAATTTTATGCAACGTTAATCTCATTCCAAGAATTATCATAGAATTCATTTCCAACATATTCTGTCTCACCAATAACAAATGATTTATCTTCTTCAGATATTTCATTATTACACCAGTAATAGAAATCTTCTGTTTCATAATTTCCAGAATCAAGATAGTCAATCCAATTAGTCCAATCGATATATTGAATTGGAACCTTTTCAGTTGAATTGAGGAAATCTTCTCTTTCTTCAGCTGAAGATTTGACTTTAATGAGATGATCTTTAGGAGGTGTCTTATATTTATTATCTCTAATATCAATAATACCTCTAGAGCCTTGCATTTGTACAGCATTATCACCATCAGTTCCAATTCCATCAGGAATCTTAGGAAGTGACAATGGTGTTGAAAGATAAATATCATCATCAATGATAATACCATCACGAATCTTCATTACAAATGTTTCTGTACCAAACTTATTCTTATAACGAGATTTATTTCTCTTAAACATTAACCAACGATCTTCACCATGAATTTCAATATCGATAAATGCTGACCAAGATACAGCTTGTTCAATACCATATGATTCACCAATAAATTCATTAGTTAATTGTGAAATAGCATTAACTCCACCTTGATTCTTTAAGTTTGTAAGAACTGCACCACCAGAACGGTTAATCTGATGAGCTGTTAT